CCGAAGCCTATCCTCGAATGGTGGACGAGAGTTACCGAAGAGCTCAGACGTTGTTTGAGACTGAACGCAGAACATCCAATCATATGAAAGGAGGACTGCACTCATGAATAATGAGCAAAGTTCAAATGTCTGCAAAACTGTCAGATCTCTTGGTTTTAGCGCAAAGCGTGCCGCCTGTTGTGCGAAATATGCTGAAAAGCAAATTCAATCAATGGGTCCGGAGGCTTTTCTGGGAAGGTTAAAAGACCTTGAGTCATACTACACCGACCCGGACAATGCATCATTCCCGAGGTGGATGAGCAAGAAGAGAAGACCCGATGGCCTGTATAGACCAAAGGGCGATCTTGGACAGCTTGTCGGGACTAACACAAAACGTGAGACTGTTATAACGATCCTCGGATCCGTAAGAACGTCAATCGTGTTGAAGGAACCGACGAAGAAGCAGCTTGACAAATTTGTCACAGCCGTAGCTAATCCGCCTATTCCGGCCAACGTGGATTTCGATCCTTGTGGCTTGGAGAAAGATGCTCATTGGTTCGAGCATCGTCTGAAGAAGAAGTGGCAAAACCGCGAATTCTTTGGACCGGGTGACGTAGATGGGACTAGGATTCCTTACGGGTCTAAAAGTCTCTCGATACGTTACAAGAACGATTCTAAGACGGGATGTAGAACTCCGGTTCGAAACCCTGCTCATGTGATGAGAGCTTGGGACCTATCGATCACCCTTGCACCAGCATGTTGCTGGAGCTTTCTGGACAGTATCCAATATACGATACCGGATACTAGACCTGAACAGTCTCGAGTTGTTTACAACAAGAGGCGAAAGCAAGCTTTTGACTCTGGTAAAAGACACCCAACCGTTGGTAAGAAATCTAGAACGAAAGTTTTGGAGAGTAAGACACTACCGATTGGACACATCTCGTTTCTGCAGAAACCTGCGGGGAAGCTGAGAACTGTTGCGAATCCTAATCGACTAGCGCAGTGGGAGGTTGAACCGTTGGGGGAGGTACTGTCTGACTGGGTTAACTCTCAGCCGGGCGTTTATGTACTCGACCAAGAAGCAGGAATTGAGAAAGTTCAGTCGTGGTTAAAAGACGGCGAAGTTCTCGTATCAGCAGACTTGAGCTCGGCTTCAGACACACTTGACTATCGTCGTGTGCTTGGGCCGTTATTCAGGCAACCTCAGAATTCCTTGACTAGGAAGTCTCTGGAGTTCTTCGATCGCTTGTCGAAGATGCCTTGGTACCTCAGTAGCGATGTCGCAAGACAAAAGCTCGGAAAGGAAACCATTTCTTGGAAGCAAGGTCAGCCACTTGGACTTCGACCAAGTTTCCCGATCCTTACCATCACCAATTTAACCGCTGCTCAAAATGCAGTGCTCCACGTTGACGGTGAAATATCCGAAGACGTGCCGTTCGTGATTGTCGGCGATGATATCGTGATTAAACAGAAGTATGCTGAGAAGTATGCTGAAATCATTGGTAGCATTGGAGGAATAGCCAACATCGACAAGTCGATGGTGTCAGATAAACAAGCTGAGTTCTGTTCTCGGTTGATAACACCTGAAAAGGTGATACGTCTGAAGCCTCGTTGGCTCGAAGACGATCCGATCCAGAATATCTTGACTTATCAGGATACTGGGTTAGACGTTGAAGTTAAAGGTTGGATCAGGAAGTTAGCGAAGCATACCGGAAGGTATAGCCTGGTTGAATCTGGATTGATCCCCCAGTTTCATCCCGATACAGCTGCTAAGCTTCTAGAAAAGGAAGTTGTCCACGCTTATCTCGAAGAGATAAGCCACGGAGAAGGTTACGACGCAAACGCCACGCTCACAATGGAAACGTTGTTCTTGCGTTCGATTGTTGACCAACAGGCCAAGATCCCCAAGATAAAGCAGATGAAACTTATTGATGGGAAACCTCAAGAAGTAGAGTCCTTGCTATCGAGAAAGGTTCTTATGTCACTTTCAGCGAAACAGCTAATGGAACTGTTCAAGGAGTCAAATCCCGAAGCAGATCTTATTTACCTGTCCTACCTGGACCATGACGGCAAGCCTGGTAACAGCTCTTCTGCTGACTACTGGTTTATAAAGAAATCAGTTGAAGCAAATTTTGAGCTTACTAAGACCGGTAGGATGTCGGCAACGACATCTTCGAAAGTAAGGCACTTCGTCAGAAGTCTTTACCTAGATCCATCGTACCGCGAAGGGTACCCCGATCTTATTGTGCCACCAATACTCGGCGAAGAAATCCAGTCAATGGATATGGTCGAATACCCTGCACACGTGCAGAGTGTTAAGCCCGTGATGAAGTATGATCACCATACCGATACTAAGTCTGTGAAAACGGATAAACTAGAGTATGTAAAGAAGCTAGACAAGAAACTAACTTTGTTAGAAGAAAGTTTTGTTTCAGATCTAACGGATTCCAGTGCTGTAATCCTCCGCGTCTCAGACAGCGAACCTGCGGTTGATGTTCTGATAGAAATATCAGAAGGTGACGACGAAGCGTCAGTTACCTACCACACATCTGCTGCATCCAGTGAACCTCATCATATCAAGAGAAAGAGTAAGAAGAAAGATTCCTCTGAGACCCCTGTGGTCGAAGGGATTCATGACTCTGAACCCCAGTCAGGACTCTCCGGCTCTCCGGCGATGACTCCTCGTTGTCAACGGAACCCGGATCTTGATTTAGGCATTGGCAATCTGCTCGTCGATGATAAAGACGATGTGGACCACCAGGAACCTGACTAACAGACGCAAAAAGGGAC